CGGCCTACTGGCGTATATGGGTGTGTGCTATGTGATGATGATCACAACATAGATGTATTGACAATGCGGTGGTTTATTGCTCTCTACCTAGGTGATTGTAACAATGTCGTAACAGAGCATGACAAGAGCGGTCCGGAGCTACAGAAATTATCGATTTCCCCATGCCTCCGGACCGCTCTTGTCAAGCTCTGTTACGACATTGTTACAATCACCTAGGTAGAGAGCAATAAACCACCGCATTGTCAATACATCTATGTTGTGATCATCATCACATAGCACACACCCATATACGCCAGTAGGCCGGTCACCATATGGCGCCGGCCTGTCCTGGTTGCTGCTTATGTCCATGTTTCGGATAATCGTCCTAGGTTATGACGAGATAATGACGTCGCCATCGAAGTCTATTCTTATATCGTCATTATCATTGAGTGGAAGTAGACTACCGTCGTCGTTGTATGCCCATACTATTGCATTTGGCGGCATGTTTGACAGGACAGCTATAAGCTCCACTACTTTCACTTCTTCACACCTTTCATTCCATCCCACACTGGCGCCTCATATCCGCAGACGCATTTTTGAATCAGGATTATGGTGTCCGATCCTTTGCTGGTGGGTGGGAAGTTGTGTGCGCATTCCGGGGCGTGTGAGGTTATGCGTGTGGCGTGCATTGTGCGTCCTTAGTTGTCGTGGTTGGTGTTGTCGTCCCGATACAACGCTGCGATGCGTACTGCTTCATCATACCGTCGTCTCATTCGGGGTGATGCGAGGAGTGGTCCGGGGTATTTGAGGAGTTCGCGGCATTCGTTGAGTTCGAGGAGTGCGGCGCGGCGGCCGGTGCTGCGGTGTGGGCCGGTGAGGGGGTGTTCGGAGGGGAGTATTTCACGTTCCTTGACTCGCATGTCAGTTCATCTCCTTGCGGTGTTTGGGGCCGGTGTAGGGGCCGGTGAGGAGGGTGTAGAGGCCGGTGGTGGTGATGGTGGAGAGGAGCGCTGAGAAGAGCAGGATGCCGGTCATTTTATTTACCTGCCTTGAGGTCTGCGGCGATGCAACGCTCAATTTCGGCGGCTTGTGCTGGGGTGAGGTTGTTGGCATCAAGTTCGAGTTCAGAGATGTTGAAGTCGACGCGTGACGCTGATTCCCAGTTGGGGATGTTGAATGTTGCGGCGATTTGAGCGACTAACGTTCCGTAGTTCATTGTGTGTTCCTTTGGGTTGTTGTGGCGTCCCTTGCTGATGAATCAATTATGCCATATCCAAGTGAAAAACTACAACACCAAATAGCTAATAAATGAGAAATTTTTCAGCCGAGCATAATGCGCTAAACCCCTCTCCACCACGGTCGGCTGATTTCCGAAAATAAACCACAATTCACCCAAAACAACCAAAGGGTTGACCGCCCAATAATTCGGCGGTTCCCTGTGGAAATGGTGTGGGCAAAACGCAGCACCCGCCGGCCCGGGGGTTTCCTGGGCGGGCGGGTGCTGCGGCGGACTTTCCTAGTAGGTGATGACGCGTGCGATGGCGTCCGCTTCGAGGGCGTACCCCCTGTCGTTTTCGTGGACGGTGTCGGTCATGAGGTTCGCTGCGGTGGCTGCGGGGTTGTCGCCGATGAGGGAGTTGAAGTCCAACAGGGGCAGGTCGAGGCTGTCGGCTATGTCGTAGAGCCGGACGCGTTTGGCGTCGTAGCCGCCGGCCGATCCGACGCCGCCGAAACCGATAAGCAGGGTGGGGATGGACAGGTTTTTGACGTTGGTGATGAACGATGTGATGTCGTCCAGGGTTGAGGTGTTGGTGTTGGTGCCGATGTTGATGATTGCCGCGTCAGGTTTGAGCGGGGTGAGGTTGGAGTTGTTCACGGAGAACGCAGCCGAGTAGACGCGGGACCAGTCCGTTGCGTACAACCATTCGGCGGCGCTGGATGATGGGCGTCCGGCGTTGCTGATGGTGAGCCCTGTCGTGTACGTCGGTTCGATTCCCAGGATTGATGTTGCCGACGTGCCGGACAGGACGATGGTGTGGACCGCGTCAGTCAGTCCGGTGTAGGTGGCTACCTTCCAAGTCGATCCTGAGGTGACGGTGAACGCTGTCTGCGCTACGCCGTCAACGGTGACGTTGACGGTCCCGCCGGCCGATATGTAGGCGAACAGTTTGAAACCGGTGAAGTTGGTGAGGCTGGTGAAGGTGACTGACCAGTTCCCGGCGGGCGCGCTGAAATAGTTTTGGCTGGTCCCGCCAATGTCCACGACACCGCCGGTGCGTGCGCTCCATCGGGTATCCCAGGTGTTGCCGTAGATCAGACCCGGCTTGGCGCCCATAATGTCGGCGAGCTGGCCGGGAACACTGTTGGTAGCCACCTGGGGCTGTGAGGACCCGCTGCCGGCCGTTTTGGAGTCACCGGCGACGACAATACGCTTCCGGGTACCCTCCCTTGCCTGCCGGACAATCGAACGGATGGACCGCAGGGTTGGTGATTCACCGTTGTACAGGTGCAGCGACGGGTTCCAGGTTTTCACCCGCGCCCCGCCACCGATGTACGCCGGCGGGGTTGGTTTGGTGACCAGCGACGGGGTCGCCCAGTTCTGGGCGGCATAGGTTGTCCCGGACGTGAACGCTGAAACCGCTGAGACGATGACACCGGAAGGGTTGACGACTTTATCCCCGGACGCGTAAACGGTTGAGGGCTTCCACTTGGGGACAATGTCCGCCTTGTCCGCTTTAGCGCTCAACGCCGCCAGGGTAAGGTGTGGTGGCAGTTGCGCGTCGGGGAGCCGTTCGGCGGCGCGCTGCTTGGGTCGGCGGGGTACGGTGCCGTAGGTCATGACTGTGCTCCTTGGAATAGTTTGCCGAGTTCGGTGTAGACGTCTTTGGCGATGCCTGCCGCGTTGATCTGCGCGGCCAGGGTGGCGGGGTTGGTGTTGATCAGGTGGGCGGTGTTTTCAACGATGTGGTTGTTGTTGGACCGGTATTCGGCGAGGAGTTGCCCGAGGTTCATTTTGCCGGTGGGCCCGCCGGTTTCGTCGACGGTGAAGTCGAGGACGGCGCGGGCAATGTCGGTTTTGTCCTGGTCGGTGAGTGCCATGTCGGTGTCCGTTTCTGCTGATTCGTAGGCGAGGGCTGGTTCGATGATGCGGACGTTGGAAATATCCTCCGACCAGCCTAAATAGGTGAGGGGGTAGTAGGTGGCGTACGCGTCGAACAGGTCCCGCATGTCGGGGTGGTGCGTGGGTGTGGTGCTGGTGGGGTGGGTGGTGCTGTAGATACTGCCGTCGGGCGCCCTGAGGGCAACGTGCCCTTCGGGGACACCGCGGACGGCGAACCAGACAGGCACCCAACAATCGGGGAAGTCCCAGTCGGTGTGCTTGTAGTCGGCGTTGGCCCAGCCGGCGGTCGCGGTCGGCTCCACAATGGGCGCACCGAACGCTTGCCGGACGTACTGCAAACACCACCCAGGCTGGCAGGGTATGTCCGGGTTGGGGGTAACGAGTTGCCGGTAGGTCATGCGTTCTCCCTTACAGGGTCGCGTTCGGGTTTGGCAGGGATTTTGTGTTCGGGGACGCCGAGCTGGGCGAGCATGTACGCGAGCCGGCCTCCCCATTCTTCGATGCGGCGGCGGAATTCTGCTTCCCGGTCGGCGCGTGCTTCGGCGAATTTGGCCCGTCCGAGGAGGGTACGGTTTTCCTGCCGCTCCTCTTTGGCGCGGTTGCTGCGGTGCGCTTTGATGCCGTCGACGATCATGGGAATGATTTTGGCGCCGCCCAACGCTGCGATGACAGCGGTGATTACCCCCACGATTTCGGCGCTGACGGTCATCTTGTCGGGTCCAGATATGCCCAGTCAATACGGCGGTACCGTTTGAACACGTCGCACAGCACGGCGCTGAGGAGGGCGATGACAAGCCAGATCGCCGAGTTGTGGGTGGTGAACGCGAAATACAGGGCCGGTGGCATGAGCATGAGCCAGCCGACGCCGGTGATGATCAGGGCGACGCATTCGAGCCACCACATGCCGAACACCACAGCCACTACACCTGTAGTGCCGCCGGCGGCGAGGAACACCCCGACGGCGATAATAATCCACGGCCCGACAGTGGTTGACGTGAACAGCGGGGTCATGGCGCCGATCGCTGCGGCGATGCCGGCGGCGGCGGCGATCCCGTACAGGATGACCTGGGCGGTGTTGATACCGCGCGGTTCACTGATCAGTTTCACAGCCTTCTGCACACCGCTCATGCTTCATGCCTGCCGTTGCTGAGGAGGACGTTGACGGCGGGCCGTGGTTTGACGAGCCAGCCGGCGAGGATGACGAACAGGACGGCGAGGGCGCCCTGTATTTCGGTGGGGACCTGGACGCCGAGGAGGGTTTCGAGGAGCCAGGAAATAACGGCGGACAGGGCTGCACCCCCGCCGGCTGCCGTCGTGACAGGTCCTATGGTTCTAGCGGGGGTGGTGTCCATGAGCGCTCCCAGTTAGCGTTTGAATATTTCTATGAATGCGTTACGCGATTTTGCTGTATCAAAATAGGTGTTGCCGTTACGGAATGCAGTCCTGAGAGATTGCATTACCTTGTCTGAATAGGATAGCAACGTTTTGGTGTCGTCCATCTTTTCCGCCAACACCGTGAAAAGGATTTCCTGCCGGGGACGTTTTTCCTGGACATAATATTTCCCGGCCAACCAGTCGATCCACACCGAAAAGGTCCCGGTTTTGGTTTCAATGCTGTACGTGTACCGGGCTGACGCGCCTTTGACGTTGAGGAGGTTGTCGTGGTTGTCGGCGAATTCGTTGCCGGCCGCGAAGTCACCGTAGTCGGTGCCGGCAATGAATTTACCGAACCTGGTGGCGTACACCTGTTCGGTGAATTCGGCGGCTTTGACGACATGCACGACAATGAAACCGTCGCGTTTGATGATGAACTCGGTGTCTTTGTCGATCTTGATGTCGTATTCGAGGAAATACGGGTTGGTGATCGACACGGCGTTCGCCATGAAGAACACTTTGGTTTTGTCCTGGTTGCGGTCGACGGTGGAGTAGAGGTTGTTGAACGCGTGGACCTCGTTGGCGATGTAGTGGGTGGTGCCTTTTTCGAGGATGAACTCGTCGTACCCGATGTTGGTGACGAGCGGGTAGGCGACCGATTTGATGGACTGGGCGGTGGACAGGGCGATGAAATGTCCGATGGTCGTCCATTTGCGTTTTTTGTCGTCCCTCGTTGTGGCGGGCGCGGCCTGGGCGACGGCGCCGTAGGTGCGGAAGTCCCAGTCGGGGAACTCATTGTTGGCGATCAGGTCGGCGAAGAACGTTTCCTTGCTGATTTTGAGTTCGTCCTTGTACCGGCGAACGTACATGAATTCTTCACCCTTGCGTATCCACGCACGGATGACCTTTTTCTTCCAGCCATACGTTTTGCCGACGCCACGGGCGCCGACCATAAAGTTGTACGTCCCGTTATAGGAACTGATTTTGTCCCAGTTGTACCATTTGAATTGCCTCTTTTTTATGGAGGGCGTGGCTGCCTTAGTCATAGTTTCCATTATGTCATTTCCTAGATGTTGACGCCGTGCGCTCTTAGGACGGGTAGCGGGTCGATGGGGTTGCCGTATGGGGGCGCCCAGGGGTCGTCCAGGGCGCCCTCGTAGCATTCAAAATGCAGGTGCTGGCCGGTGACGTTGCCGGTCGCTCCTTCGACCCCGAGTTTCTGGCCGGCGGTGACGGTGTCGCCGGCGTGGACAATGACCGACCCTTCGGCCATGTGGTTGAACGTGAACGTGTACGCCCCGTCGAGGGTGTGCCCTTTGACGTACCCGCCGGCGGTGGCGTTGGCGCCGGGGTCGCCGACGTTGTAGGCGCGGGTGAGGATCAGGTCGGTGTTGGCGACAACGTCGCCGGGGGAGCCGGCGGGGTTGGCGAGGTCGGCGCCGTAGTGGAAGTAGGCGAGCCCATCGAACGCGCGGGGCCCGTACCCGGACGTCATGGTTGGATTGCCGGTGAGGGGCAGCACCCAGGAACCGGTACCGGCCGGCGGCGGCGGCTGGGTCGGGGTGGGGGCCGGTGGTGCGGTGCCTGCTTTGCGGGGCACCCATTGTCCGTGCCCTGACGGGTAGTAGGTGACGCGTTCCCCGTCGAGGAACCGGACGATGAGGAGGTCCCCGGATGCGGTGATGGTGCGGGCGTTCCCGTTCGGCTGTACCGCCGGGGGTGTTGGGGGTGGTGTGGGGTCGACCCCGGACAGGTCCTGCACGGAGATGAGGTCGTAGGCGGTTTTGTACCGGGACCCGTACTTGCCGAGGACGGCGTCGTTCAAACAGGCCGCGTAGATTTGGTCGAGGGTCGCGGTGCCGCCGACGTCGTCGAGGACGTTGAGGGCGTACACGGGGCCCTGGTGGTACATGGCGAAGAAGAAGATCATGGTCGCCGTGTTGGTGTCGGGGTTGATGCCGTGCGCGACGGCGACGGCCTTGTAGGCGTCGAGGTCGGTGATGACCTGGTCGTTCTGGAGTGCCTGGTTGCGGTCGAGGACGTCGACGAGGGATTCGCCTTCGGCGGTGGTGAGGTAGCGGTTGTTCCAGAATGTGTCGGTGGCGGGGATGGTGGTGAGTTGGGAGTCGAGGGATGGTTCGACGCCGTACCATTCGGTCGGGTTTTCGTCGCGCAGCCGGTCGAGGATCGTGGCGGCCCTGACGCCGTACCATTGGACGACGCCGACGGTGATGGGGTCGTTGTAGTTGATCGCCGAATAATTCAGGTTCGACTCAACCGTCACAATCACTTTTATAGCCAATTTCTTGGCAGCATCATCATATGTCATAGGTAAAAGAATACCCCACACAAATTATGTGCAGGGCATTCCCTTTTTCATTGATTAAGTTGTGCTATTTCCGTGTGATGGAATCACCCAAGGTTTCTTACGGTGAATTCGATGGGGTCGGCGGTGGTGCCGAAGACGCGCCGGGTTCCGGTTTGGCAGCGGAACACGGGGGCGATGGTGATGGTGTCCCGGTACACGTCTTCGGGCTGGAGGGTGTAGTGGGCGGTGCCGCCGGCGGAAGTGAACCTGCCGCCCATTGCACCCCACCGGGTGAAGCCGTGCTCATTTTTGGACAGGTAGTTGACGGCGGTGCCGTTGACGAGGATGACGGCGTCGGCGCGGCAGTCGCCGGTGTCGTCGTTGGCCGCATAGCCGAGGGTCAGTTCGATGGTGTCCCCGACCTTCGCGGAAATGACGGCGGCGGCGAGGAGGGCGACACCCCAGTTGGCGTCGCAGATTTTGTCGCCGTCGGCCGGCCCGGATTTGATCTGTGAGAGGGTGCCGATGTTGGACGGGGTGGCGACGTCGCGGAGTTTCCCCCGCAACGGGATGCCGCCCCGGCCGGGGTCGACGGCGACGGCGATACGGCGGTCGGCGTTGGTGTTGACGGCCGTGTAGTAGTGGAAGGTCCGGCCGGCGTAACGCTGCACCCAGGGTTTGTGGGCGTACTGTTCGTCGATCGTCGCCGGCGGGCCTTGCTGCAACGTCCGGTACCCGGTCGCGGCAGGGTCGTGCTGCCGCCAGCCGAGCGGGAACGCCGTATCGGTGGTGGTGGTGTACCAGTCCGACGCGGTCCCGCCGTTGGCGTAGTAGTAGTCCATCCGCCAGCCGCCGGGAATCTTGGACACGCACGGGTCGCCGATGATCCCGTCCCCGGAGACGAGGGGCGAGTTGAGGTCATCAAAGGTCCAGGGACCTGTCGGTGCGGGCGCGGTCGCGTACCCGATACGTTCCTGGGTGACACCTGCGACGACACCGGTGGCGTTGACGAAGCAGAACCATGTGCCGTTGTGCTGGACAATGTCGGGGTGCCAGACGTCCTGGGAGCGCCAGCCGACACCACCCTTGTCCAAAATTTTGCCGCGCCGCGTCCACACAGGGTTCTTCAACGATGGGCTGGTGGCGAGCATGACGGACCGGGCACCGCCCTCGTACCCGGTTTCAGACAAACCGATGTAGTAGAGGTGGTAGATACCGTTGTGCAGGACAATCCGGGGGCCGGTCGTGCCGCCCTTGTCGGCGTCGCCGACAACACCGGTGGGCCCGAACAGTTGCCCGGCTTTGGTCCAGGTGACACCGTCGTCGGAGTAGGCAAGCCCGATTCCGGCTTTGGTGACGCCGCCGGCGTCGCCGTAGCCGGTGTAGACGCCGGCGAGCCGGCCCGATTCAGGGTCGACGAACGTGGTCAGTGACTCAACACTGACATTGTCGAACGAACCGGTGGCACCCTTGTCCAGGACGATGCCGAGCTTGTAGAGCCGGTTCCCGAGCGGGTCGGTGTCGCCCGGGTCTGCCTTGTCGGCGGTGGCGTTCGCCGCTGCGGCCCGGTCGGCGGTCGCAGTCGCGGCGGCTGCGGACTGGGCGGCGGTCGCGTCGGTTTTGGTTTGGAACGTCGCGTCGGCGTCGGTCCGGTTGTAATACTGGGAACCGATCAGGGAAATGACCTGCGCGGCGGTGACCTGGTTCGTGATCGAGGCGGTGATCAGGGACCGCAACGCCGAACCGGTCGCTGATGTGGCGTTGTTGACGAGGGCGGTGACGCCGGCGTCGTTGAGCGCGGCGATCTGCGCCGTAATGTCGGCCATGAACGTGTCGAACCGGGTCTGCCAGGTCGTTTGGGCGTCGGTGACGGTCTGTTCGGCGTTGTCGATACCGTTCTGGTACTGGGCGAGGACGTCGGCGTCGTAGTTGTTGACGTGCGGGATCAGGACCGTGTCGATCCAGTTTTTGAGGTTTTCGAGGACGGTGAGGTAGGTGTCGCCGTCCCGGTAGGTGAACGGGGTGATGTTCGCCATCGGGGTGATCTGGTACGGGAACGGGGCGAGTTGTGTGAAAACCATTTCCGGTTATTACCTTTCGTTTTAGAAAAAGAGTCGGCCGTAACCGAAATAGCCTAGCTGCGGTGGTGCGGTGGTGAATTCGTCCCCGTTATCCCATACAAGCATGAAAAGGTTTTGCAATTCATCAATGATCATCATATCGACATTCACGAGAGACTGCCGGTACTGCAAAATCATGAGGGCCGCGTTACCTTGGAACCCTGTTGTTTCGGAATTTGTGGTGCCGTCCTGGTTGGTGGTTGTCGCGTCCGTCGCCGACGACGCGGCCGTCGTGTCCGAAATGTTGTCCTGAGCCGCGGTCGCATAATCGCCGTTGTCGGCCAGCATGGTCTGCGGCAGCTGCTGCGACACCGCCCGCGATTTAGCACCTGAGGTGGAGGTGTTGGACGAGTCGGCGTTGGTCGCGGTCGTCGCGTTCGTGGTGTTGGCGTTGTTGATGCGGACGGTTTCGAGCTGGTTGAACTTGATCGCCGAAATTTCGTAGTGCTGGTTGTAGAGGGGCATGATTTCGTCGAGTTTGCGTTTGAGCGCGAGACGCCACATCGCCACCGACTCCTGCCCGATTTCCTGGTTCCAGTAATGGTTAATGATTTTCCGGTTCAACGTTGCACGGTGTGACTCGTCGAAGATGGGGTATTCGGCGAGGATACCGGTTTCGATGGTCGGGTCAAGCTCCAACACCCGGTGCAGTTCAATCGTGGTCGTTGCCATTATGCGTTCTCCCCTGCGCCCTGGTTGTCTGCGGTGGTCCCGCCGCCGGTGGTGAATTCTTCGCCGGCTGCGTCGGCCGGCGGGGGCGGCGGTTGTTTGTAGTCGACTTCAACGGTCAGGCCGTAGAGCTGGTTGATTTGTTCTGCGGCTTGTTGGCGGGCGTTGAGGGCGATGTTGCGGGTGGCCTGGACCTGTTCGTCGTTGGCGCCGACTTCGGCGGCGACGAGCCGTTCCTTTTTGTCCTGGTTGGCGTTGTTGATGCCGAGGAGTCCCATGCATTCGTTCCAGAGTTTGGAGCGGGCGATCATGAGGTTGGGGAGGGTGAGCGGGTCAACGCCCAAATCCAACACCTGCATGTTGGATATCATGGCGGCGCCGGCGGTGTCGGTGACAAAGACGGCGTCCTGCCCTTCCGCAATTTTCGCCATCGCGTTGACCACCGACAGCCGCTCGTTCTCGGACGCGGCGACGACTTTGGTTTTGCGCATGTTGTCGGACGTGATTTCGATCGACC